TTTACATTAGTCAATAAGCCGGGTGCAATTGTGTGGTGCATTCACACAACATCTATGTCATCAATTCAGATGCAACAAAATGTTTTGTGGAAATATATTCCATTAGAACTTAAAAATACAAAAAAAGGCAGAATAACAAACATACAATACTCTTTGAAGAACGGGTTTTCTAACAATTCGTTTGTTTTGCCTAATGGAAGTCAATGTATTTTCATGAATTACTCGCAAGACAAGGTAGTTATTGAGGGCGGAGAGCCAGATTTCATTTGGTGCGACGAATTAGTACCACTTGACTGGGTGCAAACCTTGCGTTATCGCATATTGACACGAAGAGGTAAGTTATTAGTTACATTTACTCCAATCAATGGGTTTTCGCAGGTAGTAAAAGAGTATATTAGTGGATGTTCTATCACAAAAACTAAAAAAGCCGATATATTACCACAACATTTAATCCATGTGCCTGGGTGCCCTAGGGGGCATATGCCATATACAGCAAATGCCAGAAATAAAACTGGCGGGGTAATTTGGTTTCACTCAAAATTTAATGTATATTCACCTTTCGACCAAATGGTCAAACAACTTGAATCTAAAACAGACTATGAAAAAAAAATCAGAGCATACGGATGGGCACAAGCACTTGTCGGGTCACAATTCCCGATGTTCAGCGAAACACACATTATACCAGAAACCAGCGTCCCGAAAGAAGGTACTATATTCTTTTCGTGCGACCCTGCTGGAGCCAGAAACTGGTTCCTGCTGTGGGCAAAAGTCACGAAAGAAGGCGATATCGTCGTTTATCGGGAGTTTCCAGACGACTCTTACGGCGAGTGGGCGTTACCTGATTCAAAAGTTGATGGTCGTGAAGGACCTGCTCAAAGGTCTGGTGCGGGGCGGGGCATCGAAGAATACAAAGAGTTAATCCTTGAACTTGAAAACGGAGAAAGCGTGACCGAGCGTTACATTGACCCTCGTGCTGGTGCTTCCCAACTTATTACAAATGAAGGAGGCACTAGTTTGATTGAGTTGCTAGACTCTGGAAAGAACCCAATGACCTTTACCCCTTCGTCTGGTATCAAGATTGACCAAGGCATTGCAATTTTAAACGACTGGTTGTATTATAATCAGTCACAACCGATATCAATGGTCAACAAACCCAAACTGTATATTTCAGAAAAATGTCAAAACTTGATTTACTCTATGCGTGAGTGGACTGGCGGAGACGGAGACAAAGGTGCAGCCAAAGACCCAATCGATGCTTTGAGGTATCTTGCGGTAATGAACCCGTCATATGAAGATGAAAATTCCTATAAACCAATTGGCGGAGGTTCTTATTGACTATTTTAAAAAACTAACTAAGTAAAAACTATGTCCGAACAAATCTGGGGTCAGGGTCAAGATAAACTTGCATTTTCATCCCATAAACCAAACATTCAATATTTATATGACGAACTGCATAGAAGTTTATTCTATGGTGGTAACATGTCTCGACTCACTACTTCAGATGACCAGCGTATGTGCAGATGGGAAGGTCAATCAGATGACGGAAAAAAACACGAAGAACATTTAGGATTTGAACCGTTTCCATTTGAAGGTTCATCTGATGTTAGAACTCGTTTAATTGATACAACTATTAATCAACTTGTAACACTTTTAATCACATCTTGGCAAAAAGCAAATATTAAAGTTAATGGAATTGAAGTAGATGATGCTGAACAAGCAGCGGCTTCGCAAACTTTGATGGAGTGGATTGTTAAGAATAAAATCCGTGCTGACCTTGAGCGTGAAGCAGAACTTTGGGCTCAGTACACATTACAATTTGGTTGGTCTGCTGTTCATGTAGGTTGGGAAAGAAAAATGGCTAAACGAAACGACACTATCACCATTGAAGATATTCAAAATGCAGCAGCACAAGGAAATGGAATTTTAACTCAAGCACTTGATGCATTACAAAAAGACCCCAAAAATGACTTTGTTGTAATGATTATTCAGAACTCACTTGGATGTTCAAAAGAAGAAGCAAGAAAAATTTGTAAAGATTTACACGATAAGGGTACTGCAGATTACGAACAACCATACATTCATAAGAATGCACCTGTAGTTGCAGCATTAAAACCATTTGACGAAATTGCTTTTCCACCTGAAACAGTTGACCTGCAAGATGCACGAGTAATTTTTAAAAGAACATTTATGACCGAGATTCAATTACGCTCTCTCGGTGCAACAGAACAATGGGATGAAGACTTTATAGAACAAGCATGTCATACAGCCGGCAAGGCAGGATACCTACAAGACAGCACACTAATTCCGCTTATCAATACTGTTCCAAACGCAGTTGAGAAAGCAAATAACTTAATCGAAATCGTTTACTCCTACGCTAAACAGATTGATAAAAGCGGATTCACTTCAATCTATTACACGGTGTTTTGCCCATTGGTTTCTAATGATGTTTATGGCAAACACGAAATTTTAGATTACGCACACGGAGAATATCCGTTCATTGAATTCAGAAGAGAAAGATTACGACGCTCAATTGTTGAGTCTCGTGGTATTCCTGAATTACTATATACAGACCAAGAGGAGTTAAAAGCACAACACGATGCAACCAGAGACAGAACTGCATTAGAAGTTATGCCTCCTATTATGTATAAGCGAAGACTTGCTGCACAACAAAGAATAGGACCTGGACAGTTATTACCTGTTAACGGTCCAGATGACTATGCATACCTCCCCAGTCCAACAGGCACCCCAGCAACTGCGTTTGCTCTAATGGATAGGGTTGAAATGAAGGTTGCATCTATGCTTGGTTTATACCATGAGAAAATACTGCCAGTACATACGCAAATGACTCAACAGCATATTGTAAATAATTACTTTATGGCTTGGAGTCAAGTGTACCGTCAGATTTTTAGTCTTTGTTTGCAGTATCTTTTACCAGAAGAAATTCAACGAATTACTGAAATTGAAATCAAAGCAACACCAGAAGAAATTCATAAGATGTATGACTTTGCAATTAAGTTTGATGTTCGTGAACACGACACAGATTTCGTTTTAGAAAAACTTAAGACCATTAATCAGTTCGTACTTCCTATGGACTCAAGTGGTCTTATTGACAGAAATAAACTTATTAAATTACTTGTTAATGCTATTGCACCTGAGACTGCTGCTGAAATCCTTACAGACCAAGCAACTGCAAGTCAAAAGCAATATAAAGATGTACAAAATGACCTTGCGTTAATGATGTTAGGTCTTGAAGCACAATATACCCAAATGGACCCTGCTGCTAGTGTTAAGATGAATGCATTACAGGAAATCTTACAAAAGAATCCAAAAGCACAGGAACAAGTTAAGTCAGATGGTGTATTCCAGAAACTTCTTGATAACTACCAAAAGAACCTACAAATGTCTATTTCACAAGAAAAGAACAGGGAAATTGGAAGAACTGGTGTCTCTCCTGTAGGTGACCAATTTGCTGAAATGGCTAAACAAGGCGAACAACCACAACCAGACCAAGCAGTAGCAAACCAGTTGCTTCCACAAGGAGCACAGCAAAGTCAACCACAAATGCCTCAACAGCAATAATTTATGGAACAAGACAATAAAGTTAAACTTCTAAATTCATTAACATTTGAGCAATCTGACCTATGGGACGGAGTGTTATTTGTTATTGACGAAGCATTTAAAAACGAGGTTGATATTGCAATAAATCAAACAATTGATGAGGGTAAGCGTTCACATCAAGCCGGTAGAGCAGATGGAATTGCTTATATTAAAGACTTGCTTCAAAGTACTCGCTCTGAAGCATTACACCTATCTGGGAGAAAATAATTATGGCTGACGCACCAAGAGACTACAAAAAAGAATATCGTGAATACCAAGGCAAACCTGAGCAAATTAAGCACCGTTCTTCACGGAACCATGCACGATTGATGATGAAAAAGAAATATGGCAAAAAGAAGATTGCCGGTAAAGATATTGACCATAAAGATGGCAATCCAATGAGAAGCACATATAAGAATCTTGCAATCACTTCTGTACATTACAATCGAGCCAAGCACTAATTGCTTGACAAAATTAAAGACATAGTTAGATTGATTTTAGTTTCTGCGAACTCTAAACGCTGAAGTATGACCAACAACCCAGACGATAGTGGAGAGTCTTTAAATCCCACGGAACAGAACCTCGGAATTCTTAATGAAAGCAGTCTTGCAAACCAATTGCGAGATGTCTTGTTCTCCGACGAGCAAGACGAAGGTAATTCATCACCTTCAGAAATCAACGATGAAGAAGCCCAAACGGAAGACAAGGCGGAAGAAGGAGAAGTAGAACAACTCGACGGAGTTGAAGAAAATCCAGAAACTGACCCCAAGGCGGAGGATGGCGAAAATGTTCTTTCTCAAGAAACAGACGGCGAAAGCCCCGAAGAAAACTTAACTGGCGTTCAGAAACGAATCGACAAGTTAACTTCATTGCGTAAGTCCGCTGAAGAGCGAGCAGAAGCATTGCAAGCAGAACTTGAAACATTCAAATCTAAAGTAGAAGAACTTGAAACCAGAGGTACATCAGTTGCCCCAACTCCTGACAACCCATTTTCAGATTTAGATACTGTAGAAGCACTCAAAAAAGAGTATGAACAAGCAAGAGAATTAAGATATCAATGTGAAGCAAGTCCTGATGGATTCAGTTTAGGCGAAACATACTATGACGCTAATACCGTTAGAACTATGAAACTAAACTGCATGAAAGCAATGGAATTACATATTCCAAAGCAATTAGATTTCATCAAGTCTCGAAACCAATGGAAACCAGTCGCAATGGAAACATACCCTTGGTTAAAGAATAAGGATTCACAAGAATATAAATTATACACTCAAGTTTTAAAGAACTTTCCTGATTTTAGGAAATTCCCAGATTATGAATTATTCGTAGGTGATTACATTAGAGGATATTTACAAAGAAACGCTTCTTCAATTAAGAAGACTGCATCTGGTAAATCTGTCCCATCAATGTCGGTCAAGCCAATTGTTTCGAGCACTCAAACTAGCAGAAGTGATGTTACTGCAAGAGGTGCTCATTCCAGATATGCGAAAACTGGTTCACGAGAAGACCTAAAGTCAATAGTATCAAAATTCCTATAACCCCTAATACCTATAAAATAATATGGCTATGTTAACCGAAAGAACCCTCTCGCAATCAAATAAACTTGGTCGCCGTGAGGAAATTGCAAACCTCATCTCTTTAGTTGATGCTAAAGATACTCCTTTCTCGTCAATGGCGAAAAAGGGTGCCCAACCACAGCAAACTTTGTTTCGCTGGCAAGTTGACGCACTTCCAGACCCTAAAACCGACGGTGTAGTAGACGGCACAGATGTAACATCTGGCGACTATGAAAACTATGTTAAGACCGATGCTCGCCAGTACAGAAATGAACTCGCTGCGTACATCCAAATCTTCCGTAGAAGCGTCCGCGTTTCCAAATTAACCCAATCCTCAGTAACCAACATCGCCGGTGTCAAAGACGAACTTGCGAACAATGTTGCTAAGGGTATGACGATGCTTAAGCGTGACATGGAAAAAACCTTCTGTTCCGCTAACTCATCTCAAGCAGAAAAAACTGTAAGTGGTTCTTTAGTTCCTTATAAGACCCGTGGTCTTGACAAGTGGCTCGTAAAAGCCGCAGACAAAGACACGAATGAAAACACAACCATTGTTCCTAATGAGTTCTGTCTTCCTTATGATGCGAATGATGCAACCTCTTCTTCGATTGCTACTGGTTCAGTCAATGACCTTGACGAAACCACAGTACAAAATGTTCTGACTTCTATCTATAAACAAACTGGTCAATTCAAGTCTTACGACGCACTTCTCGGACCTATCCTCAAGAGAGCGTTTACCAACTTGACCTATACCACTCGTTCTTCTGGTTCAGCAGACACGACTGTAGCAGTTCGCCAATTCCAAAGAGACGCAGCAGATGCTACTTATACAGCATCTATTGATGTATTCGAAGGAGATTTCGGTGCACTTCGCTTACACCCATCGTTGTTCTTAAAGAACCATACTGTAGGATATGTCATTCCATTCGACCTCGTAGAAATTCGTTACGGTGGCAATATTGCCGAAGTAACCAATCTGCCTGATTATGGTGGTGGTCCCGCAAGAATGATTGAAGCAGTTGCAGGTTTGTGCGTACACAATCCTCTCGGCTTCGGTAAGTTCGACCTAACTGCTTAATCCTAAGCGGTGCCAGACTTAATCCAAGATTTGGCTGATGTGATTCCTTCTGACCTGCGAAAGCAGGTTCAGGAGGAACTCCTCAATGGTTGGAGACTTCAAGAAGTTGAAGCAAAGAAACAAGCAAAACAATTAGCAGCGTTTGGTCACGCTAATGCCGCATCATCAATTGAAGGCATAGGTCAACTTGTAGCAAGAATCCCCCCTGCTGCATTTCATTATTGGGGAACTCGTCTCGGCTACGAATGCTGGGAGGATAAAGAATTTATGCAAGATTTCCTAAAACACAACCCAGAGGTTGCTGTTCATAACAGAGTAAAAAGAACTATGGTCGGAGGTGCAAAGGGCATCTTTGACGCTAATGGCTTTATTGTAAAATGAGAACCGTCGATTTTGAAACTATATTATCCCAATCCATTCAAGCGATTGGGATGGATAAGACTTTCCTCACAGAAGAGAGTTTTAACCAAATCAGAGACTTTGCAGACAAGCGTCTGAAATACGGATGGGAGTACGATGCTTTCCCAGACTTAATCAGAATTACTAAATTTCCCGTAGTTAATGTTGACACATTACATTACATCCTAATTCCTGAAGATGGTATTATTACAAACTCAGAAGGTACATTTAAAGTAGATATTGGTACAATTATGCAAGTAACCGTTCAAGACCCTCGTTCAAAGGGTAAGCACAAGGAAATTGGCTTTAGTTTTGATACATACGAAGAGGTTGTATCTGGAAATGTGCTTAAAACCATTAGACGAATCATTGTAGATGCACCTGATGCTAACGAACTTTATATTACCTACAAGAAGTCTACCCCAGACCTGATTGGTGACCTTTATACTACTGGGTCCTCATATGTCCCAGGTCAGGTTGTATATTGGGCTTATAAAGCCAATAGTTACTTTTCAAAAACAAGTGGTACTGCCTATGGTGGTAAACTCGGAAATTTCTGGAAATGCATTAAGGCAACCACATCTGAGCCAAATGCAAACAATAACAGCACCCCAGTAGCAGACGATGCTTGGGAAAAGGTTGCAATTCCTTCATTCTTCTTGCATTACCTGATTAAGGCAATTCACGCTGATTGGGCAATGTCCGAGCAAATGACTCAAGAAGGTTTTGCATTCGAGTCACAGGCAATTAAATTGCTTGACTTTGAGATACAAAAACTTACTGTCCAGCAAGGTCAGCAACCTCGTCTAAAATTTATAAATCCATACTAATCCAATGTCACATATCAAAGTATCCAGTCCATTCCTAAGAAAATTCATTCATGCAGATGTAGCAGTCTCTGATGACTATATTACAATCTTAGACTATCCTACAATTCCTGAAAAGCGTATTGTTGTAATTCTGCAAAACAAAGGAGTAAATCCTGCAACTATTGTATTAAACACAG